AAGTAATAGCTGTTAATTGGTTCATAATATTATTACGGCTATTTAAGTCTATTTGCCAATTAGAGCCATCCCAATCTACACCTGCATCAAGTGATGCTTCTCTGCCAATGTTAATATCTTGGTCAGCTTTAGCTGCAACCATTTCAGCATTCCAAGGGTAATAAACTTTTGTATAGGGAGACCCAGATTCATCAGTACCATTAAAAACAGAGTAACCTAAACCTTCTAAGTATGTTGTAAGGCTAGCGGTTTCAGAAGGCGCCATTGCTCCAGAAGTTACAGCTAAACCAAGAGCTTTACAATCATCTAATAATGTTGCAAGAGAAGTTAAAGCTGTTGCTCCAGGCGCTACTAAAACAGTTTCTACTGACTTTACTTTGTTTGTTGCAGGGTCAGCACCACGTACATTAGTTATACCTTCGTATGTTTTAAGTAGAATTTTAGTTACTGATGGGTCATTAGCTACAGGATAGTCAGCCCAAAAGGTTTCTGGTGTTGCTTCACCAACTACTTCTGCGGCTAGTGCTGCATCGTTAGCAGTTTCCCACAATGCTTCTGAGGCAGTTGCCCAAGCAGGAAGCTCTGTTATTTCATCATTTGAAGTTGTGCCTGTGTATTCAATATGACCTGAGTCATTGACCCATTGTAGAGCCCAAACATTAGTTGGAATATTGCAGGATGAAAGGTCTAGGCCACCATACCCAACTTCGTCTTTGTTAACCGCATTATCTGCGACTACGATTGTTAATTTCATTTCTTATCTCCTATTAATTTGTTCTGTTCTTGCATTAATAATCTTGTGGTGGCTTCATTAGCTTTTACCATCTCGTTTCTAAATGACTCAACTGCTGCCCCTGTTTCTCTTTGAGTACCTGAGTTTTCAATTTGAAGCAAAGGCATTAAAGCTATTGAACAGTTGTATTCATCTACTTCTTTCCCTGTATTTTTATCAAATCCTTGGACTCTAATAAACCAAGCACATTTTAACCCAATACATTCTTTCTTTAGTAGGGGACAGTAAGTCCCTTTTTCTAATTGCATTTTAACCCTTTCAGACTTATTAGTCTTTAGTTGCTGTTATAACGTCTAAGTATTTTACCGCTAAATTAATCGCTGTACCACTAAAAGTACCAGAACCACTAGAGAAACTAAATGGGTGGTCATGAGAACCTCCGCCACCTGCTGCTCCTGTGTTATTAACCTGGATACCTGGAGCTGGGCTAATCATTCCGTACATTCCTGGTATGGGTGTTACTCTTTGTACCCCATTTGTTGGAGATGGAGGAGAGTTTGCAAAGGTTGTTCCAATACCTGCATGAGTATGACTTGGTATCTGAGGTGTACTCAATGTTGTAGCACCTGCACTACCTGTGACGGCTGTAATAGTTACAGAACCCGTTACTGCTTGAGAAGTAAATGCTGAGGTAAAGTCTACTGTACCTGCTGTACCCCCCGCTGTTCCCGTTACAATTCGTATGGCGTGTTGGTTATAGTTTGTTGTGTCTTTTGTCCATCCTGTTGGAGCTGCGTTTTGAGCAAATATCATTCGGGTGCCTGTATCAAAAGCCGCTGCCGCTCCGGATTGCCAAACCGTTCCGTTAGAAGTTAAAACATTTCCTGATGAACCTGGAGCAATAGAAGTAACAACTCCTGAACCCGCTCCAACTAAAACGTTGTTAAGTGTATGTGTTGCCGCTCCCATACCGCCTTGAGGCACAGTAAGTGGAGTAGTTAATCCCGTTAAAGAAGTAATATCAGAGTTAGCTCCGGCAGCTGCAGTACCTAGATTAGTTCTAGCGCCGCCTGCGGTTGCTGATCCTGTACCACCTGATGAAACTGCTAATGGAGTTGCAAGAGTTAAGACTGATTTATGGTTTTCTGCATCAACAACATTAGTACCGTTATTATATAACCACATAGCTGTTGAAGCTGGGACGGAGATACCCGCACCACCTGATGCTTTAACGGTAATAGCTTCTGCACAATTGTTATAAACAAGGTAGGGTTTTTCAATCGCTGGGACTGTACAGTTCCTAACTGATCCACCTGTTGTTCCTGTTAGGTATAACCTTAGTGCTCGTGCGTCTTGTAGAGAGTTTGAGTTAGATAGTGTAAGAGTAATATCCCCACTAGAAAAAGTTACGCTTGCTTGGCCTACAATCGCTTGTTCGAGAGCAGTACCTAAGTTGGTATTAGTTGTGTCGCCCCATGTACCAGACTGTTCGCCTGTGGTAATGAGTTCTATCTTTAAGTCGGACCATGTGCTTGCCATTGTTATTTCTCCTAATTAGCTGGTTCCACCGCTTGCAGGCACACTTGTTACGTGAACTTTGGTATGTTGCTTGCCATTCCACGCGGCACCACAATCAGAGCAGGTTCCTGATTTGTATTCTTCCGCATCTACGTGCATACCACATTCGGCACACTCTAAATGCACTTCGTATTTATTTACTATTGTACCATCATTTAACTTTTTTGCTTCAACTATCATGCTACTATCCTTTTCCAATGAGGGTCTTGCGCTGTGTCTATTAAACCCCATACTAATGTGAAATGGTTAGTCTCGCACGTTCCACTAACCCCCGTTACGTCTATTGTAGCCTTACCAATTATTGATACACTACCAATTCTTCCTGTTCCCTTAACTCCTGTAACAAGGAACCTGTTTGTAGATTCAGTTGTTACCACTCCTGGTGTTGCTGTGGCAGATACTCCCGTTGGTGATACAGTCGCCTTAGCTCCTACAGTAACACTTCCTAATTCGGTAGTACCAAAATCACCTAAAACCGCTTCTACTACAGAACTTGAAACAGTGCTTACAACTCCAAGTAACGCGCTACCCGCAACTCCCGTTAAGTTAACCGTTGCTATACCAGATACAGTAGCAGTACCTAAACCCGTTGTACCAACTACACCCGTAGTAACAGCTAGGATTACTGGGCTTCCCCATGTTCCACGACTCCAAGGTCCAGAGCCCCATCCTGACCATACTTCTACATATGTTATGTAACCTAACCCAGTTGTGCCAGCTACACCCGTAGCACTAACAGTCGCCTTAGCATCAAAAGTAACACTACCTACAGCACCTGTCGCTGCTACTCCGGTTGGTGAAGCTCCACCTCCGGCAACAACTTCTGTTGTAGTTCCTAGTCCTGTTGTCCCTGCTAACCCTGTAACTACCTGATTAACAATAATAGCAAACTCATACGCTCCAACAGCTGTTGTACCATTTACCCCTGTTACGGTTACCAAAGCATTTGCCGTAGTTGTAGCTGTGCCTAAGCCTGTGGTGCCAGTAAAATTTTGTACTGTTTCACCCCAGCCATCTGCTGCATCCCACGGCCCAGAGCCGTATCCGCCTAGGGTAATCGTTACATCAGCCATATTAGCCCCTTATTAGGCTATACGTATAATTGCGTTTGTAGCATCAAATACTGGGAATACTACTGAGAAATCTCCCGCTGTTGATGTTTTATCTCCACCAAAGTCTAGTACAGCAACTGCTTTATCACTTTGAGTATCATTATAAATTAATGCACCCGCTGCAGTAATACTTGCTGTAGTCCAAGTTTCAGTTGAAAAGTTAAGAATCGCTGTAGTACCTGAAGCTATTGGTACCTCTGAAACAGTTAGATCTTGTCCCGTTGCAACATATCCTGTACCTGATGTTTCGCCTGAGGCAGTATAAGCTGTTGTAGCCGCGCCTAGTGATGCTGATGAAGTGTATAGTGCCATTTTGAAAGTGTCAGCCGTTGTAGCTCCACGAACAACTGTTGTACCAAACGCATGTATCCCGTCTAGTAACTCAACTTTAAATGACGTACACATTGCTTGTGAAATTGCCATGTTTTTCTCCTACTATATATTTAAAATAGTTTTAATTAAATCAGAATGCCCTGCTTCACGCAGTTTATTCGCTAGTGTTGTACGGTCCGACTTCACCGCTTGTTTTAAATGGTGTACTAAGACTTGCCTAATATACCCTTTAAAAGCTTCTGCTTGTTCCCTAATTAAAGGATTTGCATCTTTGCTGACATACATAATCTTATCTAGCGCGAATTCCGCAATCTCTTCAGGAGTATGTCCTCTATGCGATGTTGTATGTACCTCAAAATCTATATTACCTAATTGCATGTTATTCCTTTCATTTAA